CCAGCGCAACAAGCGCCGCGAAATGGGCGTAGTTCACCATGTGTTATGATCGCAAAGGAGCAGGCCTCGCGGCAGGCGCCGCGCTCCCAACCACCTCGGAAAGCCACCCTAGCTCAGTTGGTAGAGCGGCTGATTCGTAATCAGCAGGTCGCCGGTTCAAGCCCGGCGGGTGGCTCCATAAAATCAATAATTTACAGTTCAGTTGATGGGCTTTGGGGCCGGTTTGATAGCAACGCTGGTAGCAACCGGGTTTTCGGTCGCTGCGCGGGTGAGTAACTCGTCCATCTTCACGGCTGCGTCGTGTCGGGCTTCCTGATACACATGCTGGTATACGTTCTGGGTGAGCCTGATGTCCGAGTGGCCGACGATCTCTGCGATAACCTTGAGCGGCACGTCCTGGGCGCCGAGTAGTGAAATGCAGGCGTGCCGGAGGTCGTGAAAACGCTGTTTCGGCAGCTTGGCCGCGGCTACAAGCGCATCGAATTCTTTCAGGATCTTTCGGTCGTCAATCGGCGTGCCTATGGTGCTGGTGAAGACGTGGCTGGTTTCCGCCCATCGGGAGCCAGCGAGTTGCCTTTCTTGGCGTTGGCGCTCGCTGTGGGCTTTCAGGGCCGTCACGCAGGATGTCGGCAATTCGATTGTGCGGCGGGACTTGTCGGACTTTGGCGGCAACAACACGAGTCCTTCGCCCTTCTCACGCTGCAAAGTGTGCCTCACTGTGACGGTGCCTTTATCGAGGTCCACGTCTTGCCAGCGCAATGCGCTACATTCCCCGGAGCGGAGACCGATAGCGAGACCGACTGTAAACAGGGCTTCGAGCCGATGGCCGAGGGCGGCCTTGAGAAAGTCGCCGGCCTGTTGGGGCGTGAACGGTGAGATTTCCCCCTTCTCGACCTTCGGCGGCGTGGCAAGCGCGGCGACGTTCCGGGGAATCAGATCGCCCTTGACGGCCTGGTTTAGCGCAACGCGCAACACCACCCGGAGGTATCGCACCAAAGCGGGCGAGTTTCCGGCCTTCAGTTTATCGTTGAAGAAACGTTGCGCGCCTTGAAGTGTGAACTTCGAAAGTGGAACGTCTTTCAGTCCGGCTACGGAATCGAGCTTGCGTTTCTTCCATTCGTCCTCGGGGATGGGCTTCACCAGGTGGTTGCGGAGCATCTGTTCGTAGGATCGGTACGTCTTCGGGCGCACGGATGGCTTGACGGTATTTTCGAGCCATGCGGTGAGGAACGCTCCCACGGTCTGCTTCCCCGGATTGATGTTGAGGCCGCGATCTCGGTCACGCAGGGTCTTCGTCAACTCTTCGGCTACTTCATGCCGCGTGGCGGCGGTGAACACCCGGCGTTTTGGCGTGCCGTTCGCATCCTTGCCGATAGTGACGGCCGCGCGCCAGCGGCCATCCTGCATGTGGTAGATCGAACCTTCGGAGTTACCGCGCCTTCGTTTTGGCATTGATCGTTCTCCTTTTGGCTTTGACCCTGGGATTGTTTCGGTATTCACGCATGTACGCGGCTCGTTTTTTCTTGAATCTCTTCTGGTCGCCATGCTTGAATTTCTGGAAACGACAGGCATCACTGCAAACTGTCTTCTTATTAGTCTGCGCGAAAAACCAGCGCCTACAGAAGCATTGCCGAACGCGGTCCAACGTGCCATCCTCGGTCATGTCCAGCACCAGTTTGACGAAGTTCGCAGCAGGAATCGTGCCTGGCTCCGTCGCTCGTTGGTTTAGCCCTCGCCAGCAGATCTTGTGGCCGGGGAGCAGGGCGGGCACGAACTGAAACTTGCGAAGGGCGGCGTTCAGCTCGTTGAGTTCGGAGTATTTCTGGGAAGTGTCCGCATTAAGGTGTTCGGCCAGCTCCGCACTGGATTTACAGGTCCCGTAAGTTTCGCGGCGAATCGCGTCGAGTCGCCGGCACAACTCGAAAACTTTCAGTACCCCTGCGCGTGCGGCCTCGTCTTGTTCCTCGTTCAGAAATTGCACCACGCCGTGCCCGCCTTCCGCCCGTGTCCGTAACAAACGGTCTATTGGGTTTTTTCGTTGCATAAAATTGTTACCACGATTCTACCAAAGAAACGTTGGACTGTCAAGTATCGTATGTTACGATGTAGATAACAGCGGCCACGGCCGCTATGGATCAAGCCGTTGGAGTTGGTCTCCTTCGGCAAGCAGCCAAAACGGTGGATAGGGCGGCCGGGACCGCCAGGGATCGACCCGCCAAGTTCCGGGCGGGGGAAATACGGGACAAAGCCAGGGCAGGCGAGGTGTACCTATGAGATTTTTGGGCGACCGACTGCGGGCGATCTTGGCCTATCAGACTGAACCCGTGATGGTTCGGGACGGATTCGGTCAGCCCGAAGTCGAGTATGAGAATCCGCGGGCCGCGGTCGCGATCCTTCGACGCGGGAATTACCACGGCGTGGGGAACGCTAAGCGCATCCGCTTCCTTCAGCCGGAATCTATGGAGGATCGAGTCGTACCGTGGGGCACGGAGATAGACTTCGGGGCGCCGTCTGGGGCAGGATTTCAATACATCAGCGTCGGAACGGGAAACCCGAAACAAAGACGCCGGGGCGCACGGCACAGTAGGGTCTTGAGGCCGGGCCGCCTCACGAAACCGGCCGCGACCGTGGTGGATGCGCCTGCAATGGTGATCGCGGTTCTACGCGAGAGAAGGTAACAACCAAAAGGAGTTCAGCGGAAACAGGCCCGCCGGTTCTCGGAATCGAGCGGGCCGAAATTTTTATGGAGACAACGAAAATGAACCAAAACGTCGAGCGGAAAGTCCTATTGCTGCGGGGGCCGGAAGTCGCGGAAGCGCTGGGGATCAGTCGCGCCTTGGCCTACAGGTGGATGCAGAATGGCGTGTTACCGACCGTGCGCGTATCCCGTTCTGTTCGCGTGCCCCACGACGGGCTACTGCGGTGGATCGAGCGCAATACAAACAATCCGCAGGCCGCCTGAGGAACCAGTAATGACCGCTCAGTCCATCGCGGAGGCGCTGCACGGCCGCAAGTCTGGCGCAAGGTGGGTGGCGCCGTGTCCAGTACACCAGGACCGGTCGCCGTCTCTCTCCATCGCCGAGCGCGGCGGCAAGTTGCTCGTGCACTGTTTCGGCGGCTGTGAACAGGATGCCGTCGTCAATGCATTACGGGAGCGCGGGCTGTGGCCGGAGCGGGGCTGGACGCCGGCACAGAAACGCGACTTCGCCAAAGAGCGCCGCCGCGACGAAGCGGATCTCCAGAAGGCTCGATTTTTCGCGGACGCGGCGCGCATCCTGGCCGAGCAGTGCCTTGAAGAGTTAGCCCCCTGCGATCTGCGGCGGGCGGCGCTGACGCGGCTGATTGCCAGCCTGCGAAGCGACGCCGGGATGCTGTCGGAATACCGCAACTGGCGGGCGACTAAACCGAGGATGACGCGGGCGCTGGTCCAAGCCGGGCGCAAGCACCAGGAGCGGCTGGAATTGCTTGTCACTAACTATTTGACGCGGGAGGTGCGCTGTGCAGCCTGAAACATGCGCCGATCCTTTTGAGGCGTTGCGAGAGGCGATGCCCAAAGGTGGCTTCGAGGTTCGGGGCGTGACCAGCATCGTCGAGATGCCCAGTTTCCGCCCGTTGACCGAACTCGGAAATGCCGAGCGCTTCGCTGTGCATCACTCGGGCAACGTGCGCTTCTCTTACGACTGGCGCGCCTGGCTCGTTTGGGATGGCGTCCGCTGGAAGCGAGACTCTGGCGCTGAGGTGCGGTGCCTGGCGAAAGAGACGGTACGCTCCATCTACTCTGAAGCCGGGAAATACGCGAACGAAGCACAGCGGGCGGCAGCGGCGAATTGGGCCAAGCGAAGTGAATCCGCGGCGGCGATTGAGGCCATGCTCAAGTTGGCTCAGTCCGAAAGCGGCATTCCGGTTTCGCCCGAGGATCTCGACAGCGACCGATGGCTGCTGAACGTCTTCAACGGCACGATTGATCTGCGAACCGGCGAGTTACGGCCGCATCGGCGTGAGGATCTGATAAGCAAGTTGGCACCCGTCAAGTTTGACGCGGCGGCAACCTGCCCACGCTGGGAAGGATTTCTCGCGGAAGTTTTTGAACCACACCGAGACGTGATCCCCTTCATTCAGCGCGCGACGGGGTACACCTTGACCGGGGACACGAGGGAAGAGTGCATGTTTCTATTGCACGGCTTCGGGCGTAACGGCAAGGGGACATTTCTCCGAACGCTCACACTGAAACTCGGAGACTACGCTGGCACGGCCGACTTTTCGACCTTCGTACAGCGACGCGATGATTCCGGCCCGCGAGATGACATAGCCAATATGCGCGGCAAGCGGCTGGTGTCCGCGCAAGAATCACGAGAGGGCGCGGCGCTGGCTGAATCGCTTCTCAAGTGGTTGACTGGCGGCGATATGGTCCGCGCGCGACGCCTATATGAGAATTCCGCCGAGTTTGACCCCAACTGGAAAATCTGGCTCGCTACCAACCATCGGCCAATCATCCGCGGGCTAGATGCAGCAGTCTGGAGTCGCATCAAGCTGGTTCCGTTCGCTGTCAATTTCGAGGGCAGAGAGGACCGAACGCTCAAGGCCGTGCTGACGGATGAACTGCCCGGCATCTTGAACTGGGCTATAAAGGGCTGTCTCCAATGGCAAGCTGATGGACTTGAATTTCCTGAATCCGTCCTGAGTGCCACGAGCGAGTACCGCAACGAATCTGACCAGATAGGGCGGTTCGTCGATGAGGTGTGCATCGTGGGCGAATTCGCATCAGCGAAGGGGCGCGGTCTGTATGACACCTACCGGCAGTGGGCGGGCGGTTCGGGCGAAGAGCCAGTTACCGAAGTCGCCTTTTGCCGGCGGCTCCTAGAGCATGGATTTTCGAGGCGGAAGACGAAAACCGGGGCGATTTGGGAAGGAATCGGGCTTCGAGCCAATGTCGGGTGACGGGTTTTTGCCAATGAATGACGGGTGTGACGGCTCTTCCGGAAACTTTCTCTCGTACACACACGCGTAGAAAAGTTCCTGGAAAACCCGTCACCACCCGTCACCCGTCACCTTTTGGTACACGCTGCCCGGGTGGAACTATGAGCACGGCGAAGAGGGCGACCCCATCACGTCCGCGCTACGGGCGATGAAGACCGGCAAAGGGACGCGGAACAGTGGCCGTGGCCGGCGATGACCCGCAGCATCAGACATTCCATTGTGGATATTGTGGGTCCTGTTTGGCGATCTTTTTTTTTGTGGGTGGAAAGAGGTCCGGAGTGGGGCGACTTTGGCCGATATTTTCAAGTTTACAGTGAGTTGACAGAATGGTCTCTCTACGGGAATTCGCACGGCAGCACGGGGTAAGCCCGACAGCTATCTCGCGGGCGGTGCGCTCCAAGCGCCTTCCTTCCACGGGCGGCAAAATCGATCTGGCGATAGCTGGCCCGATCTGGGATCGCATCAAAGATCCGGCGCGCGCTGGCCGGAAACTAAAGCGCAGGGGAGCGGGGCCGCGCTCGGTGCCCACTTTGCCCGAAAGCGCAACGAAGAAAGATCCATCCGCCGGCAATGGCCAGGAGCATTCTTTTGACGATGCGAAGACACAACGTGAATACGTGCGGCTTGAACGCGAACAGATCCAACTTGCACGGCTTCGAGGCTCGCTGGTGGATCGGGCGGAAGTCCAGTCCGAATTCATCGCCCTGATTATGCGGTCAAAAGTGAAACTGTTGCGCCTCGGCCATAAACTAGCGCCGAAGGTGGCGCTGGAAAGCGATCAGGGCGTGTGCCAGTCGCTCATCAGCGACGGTATCCGTGAGGCGCTGGAAGATTTGGCTGGAGGATCGAAGAGGAAATGAAACCGGCTCGAAAAGTCGTCACTGAGGCTGCTCGCGCGTGGGCGCCTCCGCCGAAACTGACACTCAGCGAGTGGGCAGACGCCTATCGTTTTCTGAGTTCAGAGTCCGGGGCGGCGGCGGGCAAGTGGAAGACACTGCCATTCCAGCGCGAAATCCTCGACAGCTTCACTGCTCCGGACGTTCATACCGTGGTGGTGATGAGTGCGACGCAGCTTGTAAAAACGGTACTGATCGAAAACGCGCTGGGATACATCATTGACCGCGATCCGGCTCCGACATTGCTAGTCACTCCACGGGATTCAGACGCGGATCGATTCAGCAAGATTCGACTCGCGCCGATGATCCGGGATACTCCATGCCTCCGGGCCAAGGTGCTGGACGTGAAAACACGGCGCGCAACCGACATCCTTTCTTACAAACAATTTGCCGGTGGATTTCTGGCGATCTCGGCGGCCGGTTCGCCCGGCAATTTGGCGGCGCTCCCGATCCGGTTTCTCTTTGCTGATGAAATTGACAAGTTTCCATGCTCCGCCGGCGGTGAAGGAGATCCGGTCTCACTTGCGCGCAAACGCCAAGCGACATACTGGAATCGTAAAACCGTCATGTGTTGCTCGCCTACTACCGACCCATCGCGCATCCAAAAAGCGTTTGAAGACTCTGACCAACGCGAGTACTACGTCCCGTGTCCCCAGTGCGGAGAATGTCAAGCGCTCAAGTGGCCGAATGTTCGATGGGACAACGGCCTGGCCACGAAAGAGGCGCGGGCGGCATCGGCGTACTACGAGTGCGAGAAGTGCCAGGCGCGCTGGAACGACGTGGAGCGCTGGAGGGCGGTGGAGAACGGTCACTGGCAAGCAAGTGCGCCGTTTGCTGGCACAGCCGGATTCCATATCAGCGAATTGGCATCGCCCTGGAAAAAGCTGTCGGAAATCGTTCTCGATTTTCTGGTGAAGAAAGACGACCCAGCGATGCTGCAAACTTTTGTGAACACCAGCCTGGCTGAGACCTGGAAACAGAAAGGCGAGCAGCCGGAGTGGGCGACGATTTACCTGCGGCGAGAAGATTATGGTGAGCGGGGAGTACCGGCCCCAGTGTTGTTGTTAGTGGCCGCGGTTGATGTCATGGAGCAACGGTTAGAAGTCGAGTTAGTCGGGTACAGTCGCACGCGCGAATCGTGGTCAATCGCATACGAGACGATTCCAGGGTCCCCGACCGACATGTCGGCAGATGGTCCATGGGCGGGCGTTGAGGCCCTTTTGATGGCCGATTATCCCCATGAGCTTGGCGGCCGAATTCCAGTCGCGGCGATGGCCATTGATACGGGTGAGAAGCCTCAGCCGGTGTACGCCTTTGCCGCGCGTCATGCGCGCCCTGTGTGGAGTCCCGCGCGCGGTGGCCGGGTTACAGTGCCTCGCTGCGTTATCCCGATCAAGGGCACTGATGATGCCTTCAGGCTGATTTCAAACGTAAGCGCGGCGGATGCTGCGCGCAAGCGTGGCGACGTACGGATTTACTCGATTGGCACGCACTATGCGAAGCAGGAACTATATGACTTACTGCGGTTGACTCCCCTCGAAGGCGGCGGGTTTCCGCCTTGGTATTGTCACTTCCCACTGTCCTATGAGCGCGAATACTTTCGCGGATTGTGCTCCGAAAAGCGCGTCGTCCGGGCCAGTGGCAAGGTGGAGTGGATACACGATTCAGCGATCCCGAATGAGCCGCTGGACTTGCGAGTTTATTGCCGCGCGGCGGCAGAGTTGTGCGGCTTGACCCAGGCGCCCGATCAAGTCTGGGACGCTTGGCAAGAGTTGGTTAGCCAGCCTGCGGAGGGCTAGAGAGGAAAAGCACATGGATGTCAAAGAATTTGTACATAACCTGCTTGGGCATTTACGACCTAAGCCGCCGGCATCGAAGCCGGCGAAGCCTACACGTGCCAAGCCGGTCAAGCCGAAGCCGGTCGCACCAGCACCAGCAGCAGCGCCAAAGCCCGCGCCCGCTCCGGTCCTGCACGGGAGGCCGAGCGGACCGCC